ACCTTCTTAGGTTCATCAAGGGACTAAGCATTTCCTGTGTAGACTTAATCTCTGTGTCAAATTTAAATAGTTCTTTGTCGAACAACTCTTCGATTTCCGTTGGTTGTTGTGGTGCTGTCATTAGTCCTGCTAGTAGCTTAGGGTCAAACGATAGTTCAGGTAATTCTACGTCTATACTTGGTAAGTCTATATCAATTTCAGGGAAGTCTATATCAGGTGCAGTAAACTCTGGGAACTCTATGTCTAGTCCAGTAAACTCTGGTAAGTCTATATCTATTTTAGGAAAATCAATATCTATTTCAGGCGGTTCTGGAATTTTTCTTACTAATTCGTCTATAGTTTTTATTGTAGGTCGTATTACGTTTTTATCTACAACCCGACCACCTTCTCTAACAAAATCTTCAACTTCAGATGTAACATTACTTATTGCTTGAGCGCCTCCTTCTATAGTTTCTATTGTAGGTTGTATTACGTTTTTATCTACAACACGACCACCTGCTCTAACAAAATCTTCAGCCTCAGATGTAATGTCACTTATTGTATCAATGCCTTCTCCTATTGCTTTTATTGTAGGTTGTGTTATATTTTTATCTATAGCACGACCACCTGCTTCTATGGTTTCTATTACAGGCTCTACCGCTCCTAATACAGGCTGTATTAAAGTATCATCTATAGCACTACCAGTTGCTCTAACAACGTCTTCAAAGTCTGATGTAATGTCGCTTACTACACCAACTCCTGATTCTATTGCACCTCCTAGTGCCTTACCGCCCGCTTCTACTGCGCCTACTAATGCGGTATCTCCTATGTAATCAAAAGTGTCATCAAGTAAATCTACTGCACCTCCTAACACACCTCCTGCGGCATCTCCTATTACTCCCGCTAGGTTTTCTGTAGCGGCTCCACCAAACTCTTTAACTAAAGCGTCTGTCATACTATCGCCTTCTAAACCTGCGGTTTGTACTTCGTTTATAGAATTACTAAACGTGTCAGGGTCTATACCAAACAAATCAGCATCAATACCTAACTTACCTAAACCAGTTTCTAAAAAGTCAGGAGCAACTGACCCTATTACAGCACCTTCTAGTATATCGCCTATATCACCACCACGACCTGCCGATAGTAAATCAGAAGTACCTGTAACTGCCGCTATTATATCAACCATCCAATGGTCTAATATAGTGCTTTTTTCAGGTCTGTAGAATACTTGACTATATGAACCTAATTCTGCATCAGGGGTAGTCACGTAGCGTTGCATTCTTTTTAAGTCTGAATCCCAGTCAATATGTGCCGCTGTGCCTGTATTTAAATAAACACCTTCACCGTAGATGTTATTAGGATTACCATCTTCAAAGTCTTTTGTTATTGAAATACCTTCGTTATCAAGGTACTTAGTCATTACATCAGCTTGTGCTTCTACGGCTTGGCGTAATGGGTCACTTTCATCTATCCACTCTTGATTCTTTCCATAACCCCCTTTAGTTTGAGGAGGTTCAATAAGCATCTTGTGTGTTTCTTCGTTAGAAAAATCTAAAGGACCTTTCTCAATGTACGAGTTTATTTTCTGCAGTTCTTCATAGCCTTCAGGTAAAACTTGCCTAGTTCTTTCTACGCCTCCGCCTTTACCTACTCTATATGTTTCATACTGCGGTTCAGCAATTAGCTTATAATCTTCATCAGTAAAGTTACCAATAATATTATTAGCTTTATCGTACCAGTACTGTTTGTAGGTTTCGTCAGCTACAACCTTTGCTATTTCAAAACTGTTTACAGCACCTAACTCAAAAAGATGCTCCGTGCTGTATTGGTCTCTATATGAGCCAACTAACTCTTTACCTTCGGCTACTAACGCATCTGATTTAATTCTTTCTTGTTCGGCAAAATAGGCTTCTTTTCTTTTACGGTCAACTTCTCGTCTTTCTTTTCTTGCTTGTTCTTCTAAACGCGCTTGTTCTTTGTCATAAGCAATACGTTCGGCACTCTTGGATGTACCAAACAACTCTTCATAAGTTGGTGTTCTTCTTGTTTCTGTAGGCGGTCTGTAGTAACGACTAGTAGCTGACATTAGTTATCCCTCTGTACTTTCTTAGTCTTCTCAACAGTTCTCATAGCACCTAAACCAAGCATACCCATCAGTACTGGCATCATTGTAGCCATGTCTAAAACAGGGATTTCAATGGTAGAATTGGCAAGAGCAAGCGCAAAATTTGCCATCGGGATAAGAATGTACTGACTCGCAAGTCCAATGCAACAAGTCCAACCAACAGCAGGTCTCCAACCCGACACAAAGAGGCTCTTATGTGACGCTTCTGTCTTATTAACTTCAAGTTGCGCTTTCGCAAGTTCCTGCGCGTGCTTTTCAGCCATTGTTGAAAGTTCAAAGGCGATGGCATTCTTCTTGTCTTTATCCTCTATAAATTTGTCAAGTAACCCTGTAACAGGTCCGATTAGTTGCTCTAACATAAATGCCTCACTTAAGGGGATTTGAGAGGTAGTCCATACCCTGCCACAAATCCTCTACCTCTTTGGTCAATGTCTTTAACTTCTTACCTACGTCACCAATATCTTTTGTAATAACTTCAGCCTTTGCTACTGTACCTTTTATACCCTCTATCTCATTAGCTAGCTTAGAAACGTCTGTATTCAATTCTAACAGCTTTTCTTGCTGACTTAGTAGTGTCTCTAGCCTTGTGCCTAAAGTGGCTAGATTCTGCTGTATGGGGCTTACATCGGGTATCTGTGTAGCTTCTACTGCTTCCAGTCTTGAGTACAGGCTAGAAGCTGTCCATACGCCACCACCTATTGTACTACCAATACCTAGAACTATGGCTATCCATACACCTTTAAATGATGTACCGCCAATGGTTAATTCAGTTTGCTCTAAACTCATAGTTCCGTACAGTCACTGTTCATAAAGCAATCATAACTATAGGCTGTAGGACCAGTCAAATAATATTCTGATTCACTACCTGCGGCTAGGATGTCTGCTTCCGTTACGTATAAATCTAAACCAATATTGTCATTACCATTAAGGTAAACTGCTGTAAGGTTTCTAGTGGTGTTATAACCCATAGCAACCCACTGTTGGTTAGAATCGTAAAAGATGTTAGTCTCTTCCGCTGTAGTGTTAGCATTCTCTATGCCTTGCTCTAGGAACTCTACAGCTTCTTTGTTACCCGCTACAGATAAGAATGCACTAGCGTTATTAGCGTGTTCCTCAATGGAGTCTAGGGAGTCGTTGTACGTCTCTACCTCGTCCTGAGTGATTGTCAATGATTCTATGTTGTCAGCTACAAAAGTCTGTACTTCTGCTTCCTCTTGAGGAGTAGCGGCTGACTCAGATACCTCAGCTACTTCCTGTACAGCAATCATGTCCACTACTACTTCAGTAAATACACCAATGGCTTCATCCATCATGTCTAACTCTGTGTATGCTTTTTCCTCAAGTACAGTCTGTAAGTCACCGTAGGCTTGATAGTTTGACATACTAGACAAAGCCGCTGTGTACGCCTGTAGTTGCTCAGGACTAATGTGTGCTGTACCAGAGATAGTACCGTCTGACAATGCGTCACCATAGTATGCGTACTCTTGAGCCGCACCAACTAGCATAATGCCTCGGTCTATCTGGTCAACAATAGCATTGGAGGTGTTGATTAGGTTGTCTAGTTCACTGCTTTGTGCTACGGAACTTAGCACTAACAGAGATAATATCATCTTCTTCATCTGTGTCCTCTCCTCCAATGTTTAGTATAGTGTTGTACCAATCTTGTGTATCTTTGTTGTAGTCAGGTATGTATATTTCTGGCTGTCTCTTCATAACTAGCATAGCACGTTTACCTACCACTAGCTTGCCGTTACTAAGTATGGGACATGGAGTACCTGACATAAACATACTCTTCCATACATCTACTGCTTCACACATACGGGCTACTGCGGCTACCTTCATGCCTAAGTCACTAAGTACCTTAGCGTCCCTACGTCTATTGCAGTTCTCATCAATTTTGTACTTACCTTCCGACCAACCTACTACCACGGTCTGTACTGATGACCCTATACCTTTTAAACACGTTTCAATACCATTGGACATATAGCTAGGTGTTATAGCTGAACCTACTGGTATTTCTGAACTACTCCCTGCACCATTATACGTGTTACTTGTTGATGTATCCTGTGTGCTGTTGTTACTATTCGTTGTGCTGTTGTCCCCATGAAATGTATTCAAAGAACCTTCCTGAGCGTTGTCAGCCAGTGTAACTACGCTGAACAACATTAACAAACAAAATAGTCTTCTCATTACTTTTTATGTACAATCTTCTGTACTGTATCTGATTCATAGATACGTAAACCTAACCAGATAATAGTGAACAGACTGGCTATAGGCGGTAGCCATGCGGTTACTGACATTATTCCTGTTGATGCCGCGGCTAAGTCTAGTGCTTGTTTTGCTTCGTTGGTCATTTGTATGTCCTTATATTGCGGCTATTATAAATGCTAAGAGTTCTGAATAGCGAACACCTAAACGTGTGATTTCATCTGCGCCTTCTGGTGCTGATTCTACTGTTGGGTAATATTCATCTTCGTGTTCCCACCATGTCTCTTTAATAAACATACCATAGCGTCTTGCATCTAATCCTTCAGCAGTAAACGCATCTTGTAAGTCTTGTGCAATGATACCAAAGTGTATTCTAGCATCATCGCCTTTTTCTTCTACTGCATCAATCCATCTAAACTTACGAAGCAAACCTTTACAAGCCACAGCAACGCGCAATTCTGCTTCTGTCAACGCCTGTATATCTTGCTTTAAGTTTCTATCTGATGAACTAATTATAGATGTATTAGTAGCATATATGTCATCAAAACGCGCATTAGATGCGCCTAAGTCAATTTGGTTATCGTTTAATGCACCGAAGTTATCACAAGGAGTAACTCTAGGAGTACTGCCAAATAGTCTTTGAAATCTTAAACCTGCAATACCATTTGCTATATAACTAGCATCTAATCCATAACCATCAGCCTTACCAAGTACACCGCCTTCGGCTGGACTTTCACCCCAAGTTATTATCTTACCGTCAAAACTTGATGGATTGTAGCTGACACGAAAACCGATAGTATGGTCTGATGTTTTACTATAGTTTACGTGTGCTGTGTATGACGGTGAACTTGTACCTACGCCTAGTTTTGCAACATCAGTTATTTCATTATCTTGTGCATCAAGATTACCACCTAACTGTGGTGTAGTGTCCTCTACAACATTTTGTAAGGCTGAGTCAGCAGTAGTGCCTTGTGCGGCTGTAGCATAAGCAGACGAATCAAAAGCCTTAACCTGTGCTAGGTTAGTTACTTCTGAATCCATCAATGCACCTGCGCTAGTAACATTAGCTGTATCAGTTACGTCTGCACTTGCTTCAATGCCGTCTAGTTTAGTATGGTCAGCATCGGTAAATGCGTTAGTGTCTGCGTTGTTTTCATACGCTGTCTTTATCTCTGCATCGGTTTGGTCAGCAGTTGCACTAGCTTCTATACCAGTTAGCTTAGTCTTTTCAGCGTCTGTAAAAGCATTAGTATCTGCTTCAGCTTCATAAGCTGTCTTTATTTCCGCGCCTGTCTGGTCTGCGGTTGCGCTAGCTTCAATACCATTTAACTTTGTATGGTCAGCGTCAGTAAAATCATTTGTTGTTAACCCACCATCACCTACTGTGTACGTTGTGTTAGTGCTGTTAATAGTAAAGTTAGGATATGTACCT